CTGGGCTGCTCACCGTGGGGATCTGCGGCTACACCGGGCAGACCTCGCCCAAGGCCGCGCGCGTGACGTGCAAGCCATGCCTCCGGGCCTTGGCTGCCGTGACCGCGCGACTGGCCAAGGCGGCCGACGACGCGCGACGCAACGTGCCGCCGGCCGTGCTCTCGGGGCGCGGGCAGACCGACGTGGGCGACGTGGGAGAGCGCGCGATCGCGTCCTCGATCGCCGGTGAGCACGTGGCATCCCGTCCGCGGTGGGGCTCGGTGGCCTCCGCCCTTGCAGCGTGGGCCATGACCAGAGACGCGGCTCGCTCGGTGGCGTCGAGCTCGGCGCCGTCCCGCTTCGGGCACAAGGCGCAGGACGGCGGCGAAGTGCCCACCACGCCACGAGGGACGCAGCACGACCTACTCGACGTTGAGGCGGCTGTGGAGCGCGGGTGCCAGGCCGTCGAGGTGGGCGGCCACTACCTCACCAGGGCGCACGTGCGGGCCATCGTCGAGGCGCGGATCTGCGGTCGACCCGTCGATCGTGCGGTGGGGCCTCGCGTCCAACCGCCGACGCTGGACAAGGAAGCGAAGCGGCAAGCGCTCAAGCGCGGCACGGTACGCGAGCGCGTCGAGGCAACGGCCGACGACGTGGCGGAGCGCTGTGGACTGACGCGGCATCAGGTGGGGATCGTCGTGCGCGGTGCGCGGCGGGCCATCGCGGCGGAGCTCGCACGCAAGGGACTCATCCCCGAGCGGTGCGCGCTGGACGAATCGACACGACACGGCACGGAGGAACGCATGGCGGCAGAGTGGGATCTCGAGGGTTGGAAGTCGATCGCGCCCCTGGTGCGGAGGTCGGTCGAGGTGTGCCAGCGGCTCGCGCGGCGCGAGGCGGACCCGCTGCCGGTGCGGCGCTACCTCGGCTCGGTGGTGGCCAAAACAGCAGACGTCGAGGCGTGGGTCTCGCGGCAGGTGGCAGAGTGACCTCCCCTTCGCTACGATGGGCCCCAGGAGTCTCCCCGACCGCGTTCGAGATACTCGACTGGAGGGTCCGCGCTGACCGCAGCGAGGCGGACCTAGGCGGGTACCGATGACGCGCCACGATCTGAAGCGCTTTCGCGATGCGGAGTCGGGCGACCTGGTGCGCGCGTGGATCCGTCGCATCGAGGCAGGCGAGACTCCGAGGCGCGCGGCGAGGTACCTAGGGCAGAGCCCAACGGTCATGCGTGGGATCGCCGCGCTCGAGCCGACGTGGGCCGAGGCGCTACGCGTGGCGATAGCGCGGCAGGTGGCCGAGTGACGCGCGTCAGGCTGGACGCTGTGATTGAGCCTGCCGAGTCCGGGTCCGCTGCTGCTCGCATGGCCGAGGCGTGGGTCTCGCGGCAGGTGGCAGAGTGACCTGGCCTGGATGGAACATCAGCAGCGAGCCGGCCATCGGCTCGCGCGTGGTGGTGACGGCGATTGCCCGGTCACTCGCCGAGGACGGGCTGCCGGGTTTCGGTCCGATGCCAGGCGACGCCCCTGGCACGGTGGTCTCCGCCTATGCCGGGATCACCATGGTCTCAATGGAGCCCGTCGTAAAGCGCGTGTGTGTGAGGTGGGACGATCCTGGCGACACGACAGCCGAGCAATCGTGGCGCCCTGGCGACCTGGAGCCGGCCACATGACCGAGCGATGCCAGCGGTGCGAGCGCCGCAAGTTCGGAGGCACTCTAGAGGAGAACGGGGCCGAGCACCGCCGACGCTACGATCGGCCCGGCATCCACTCGACATGCCTCGCAAGCGGCGACATGGAATGCGACGAGGTGACGGCCGCGATCGATACGCTGCAACGCGCCGGGCTGTGGCTCGACCAGCGTGCAGCGCTAGACCGGATCGACGAACTGCGTGGCGAGGTGCGTTTCGAGCGAGAGCTCGCCAAGTCCGAGGCAATGGGCGCCGACTATTGACCGCGGCCGCGGTACGTTGACGCGACTCGGCGCACCGTGACGCGTCGCGGCCGGTAGACAGGGCCTCGGGAATCGTGCACTAGGTGGGTATCGTCGCGCTCGTGCTCGTCCCACGCGCTCGCATCCTCCAGGGCGGAGGGGTAGCCATTCCCCTCCGCCCTCCTTTTGTTGCCGCGAGGTGCCACCCATGCCGTCTCTGATCGAGCGCATGACGGGGCTTGTACGCGGCCGAGGATGGAGCGGCGTCAAGCCGGTTGAAGCGCCGATCCACGTGGGTGGCGAACGAGGCCCGCTCGTCGGTCGCGCCGCCGGTGAGCCGGTGCCGGACACCTCGCCGAACGTGGACGAGGCCGAGAAGGCAGACCGCCCCGAGGTCATCAGCCAGATCCTCAGCGAGGCTCGACGCGGTCGCACCACGCGGGTGATGGACCTGTGTCAGTCGTCGCGGCTGCGCGATTCGCGTCTAGGCGCCGTGGCCCGGACGCGCGTGCTCGCGATCATGTCGCGCGCGTGGACGCTGACGCCGCCTCCAGGGTACGAAGAGGACGAGACCGCGCTGCTCAATGTCGAGCGGTGCACGCGGATCTTCAACGAGGTTCGCGGGCTCGCGTCGATCATCGGTCATCTCGGCTACGGGCCGATCGATGGGCACGCGGTCGCCGAGCACCAGTGGTCCACCAACTCGCGCGGCGAGTGGGTCAGCAACCCCGACCTACCGAACGCGCGCCGCTTCGTGTGGGGCCCCGATGGGATCGCCAAGTACGATCCCGGCGTCGACAAGTACGAAGGCGCACCGCTGAGCCAGTGGCCCGGCAAGTTCGTCGTGCACGCGCCCGCTGGCGGGTCGAGCGACGAGCCGTGGAACCGCGGAGCCATCCGCTCGAGGTTGCAAGGCTCGGCGATCAAGCGGCTCGGCGTGCGCTTCTGGCTCAAGATGATCGAGCGATGGGGGCAACCTCAGCTCGTCGGGTACTACCCAGCGAACGGAGCGAGCGCGAAGAACGACCTACTCGCGGCGCTGCGGGCCATCGGCTCCGACTGGCGCATGGTCGCCCCCGAGGGTACCCGCGTCGAGGCGCTGAACGTCGCGCTTGCCAACGACCTCCACGAGAAGTGGTGCGCGTACCAGGACAAGGAACACGCGATCGCGCTGCTCGGGCAGAACCTCACAACCGAGGTGACAGGCGGGAGCTTCGCCGCTGCCGGCGTCCATGAGCGGATGCTCTTCCAACTCCTCGTCGCCGACCTGTTCGAGCTCGCCGAGACGCTCACGGATCAATGGGTCCGGCTCCTCGTGCAGTACAACTGGCCCGGGACGCCAGTGCCGGTGTGGACGTTCTCGCCCACCGAGTCGGCGCCGTGGACCGTGGCCGAGTGGCAGGCTGGCCTGTGCACCGAGGACGAATATCGCGGCATGAAGGGTGTCGAGCCCGCGGCCGACGGCAAGGGCGATCGTCGGTACGATGGGCCGGAAGTGCTCGGAGTCGGCACGGCGGCCCCCATGCTCGCGCCTGCCAAGGCGACGGCTGTTGACGCTCCCGTTGCGGCGGCCGAGACCGTGGCCGACACGGCGCTCAATGGCGCACAAATTGGCAGCCTCTCAGAGCTGCTCGCGGCAGTTGGCGAGAAGACCCTCGCGCCAGACGCGGCGCTGCTGATGATCACGAACGCATTTCCTACTATCTCCGCGGCAGACGCGAAGACGATGGTTGATGCGCAGTCCACCCTCGCGCCTCCGCCCGCAGGTGCGGATCCGGCTGCCCCTTTTACGGCGAGGAGCCGAGGGCTGAAGCGGACTCACCTACGCCCGTAGACGGGGACGGTGACGGCGCGTTCGGCGACGAAGATTCTTTGGAGGAGCCAGCGCGGACCACGGCGATCGAGGCCGTTGGACGCCCCGGGTCGATAGCGCTGCGCACACAGCTTGGTCTAGCCGTCAACGGAGCGGCGTGGGTCGCATCGCTCGGCGAGTGGCTTGACACCGCTAGCGACAGCGACGACGCGATCGACGCCGTAGACGCATGGGCCGATGAGATCGGCAACGACCAGGCGCTGTCCGACTCGGTGTATCAGTCCACGTTCCAAGCCGCTCTTGGCGGGCAACTGTGGGTCCTAGAGCACGAGGCCGTTGACGAACCGGCGCCGCGCGTGCGGGCGAACGAGGCGGCCTTCCTCGACATGCCGTTTGACGAAGCGGTCGCCTTCTTCCGATCGAAGGGCCTCATGACCGAGGCCGAGTTTGATGCGCTGCGAGACCGGTACCGCGAAGGCGGTTTCATTGCGCGGCGCCTCGCTAGCGAGCGGCTCCAGGAACTCGCCCGCGCATCGCTAGCCCGGCTGCTCGATCAAGGCATGACCCTCCGAGAGATTCGCGCGGTGCTTGGGAACGCCGAGAGCGTCGAGGCCCAGGCCCTCGGGATCACCCCGGCAGCACCGCACTACATCGAGACGATCATCAGGACGAACGTTGCGACGGCGTACGGCGCGGGACGCTGGGAAGCGATGAACTCTCCCGCGGTGGCCAAGCTCCGCCCGTTCCTCCAGTACCGGTGCGCCGGTGACTCTCGAGTGCGACCGAACCACCGAGCTCTACACGGTCTCGTGTTCCCGCAAGGCTCGGACGTTGCCGCGTACTACGCGCCGCCGCTCGGGTTTCGCTGCCGCTGTACCATGGTCACCCTCAGCGCTCGCCAGGTAGAAGCGCGCGGGCTCACCGTTACCGATTCGCGAATCCCGAACGTCGACCCGGATCCAGGGTGGGAAGTCGCCCCCGCTCCGCTCTCGTCCGCTGACCTCTGAGGTGCACCCATGAACGCCATCGAACAGACCGCCGAAGGATGGCTAGTGCTCGACGGCGACGCGGTGCTCTCGACGCACGAGCGGCTATCCGACGCCCTCGACGCAGCGCTCCCGAGCGTGGCCACCACCAAGACCGCGCGCCTTCGGAACCCGGACACCGGCGAGCTGAATGGCCAGTGGCGCTGGCTGCCGGCAAGCGACGAGGACAGCGAGCCGCTGAAGGGCGCCCTGCTCGACGCTGAGTCGCTGCGCGAACTGGCGATGTCGCTCAACGCGCGGCCCTCTCCCATCGCGATCGACGGCGGGCCGACGCCTCCGGGGATGCTCCCGAGCGAGGTGCACGGCACTGCGTACACCGGCGGCGGTACCCCGGCGAACGGGTGGGCCCACTATGCACTCGTCGCGCGCGCTCTCTCGGGGATGCATGAGCTTCTCGTGTGGTCCGAGCTTGTGCCAACCGTCGCGCGCGAGCTCGACGCGGGGCGCGTGGCCACCGGCTCGATTCACTTCGACGCGACGCATATCGACGCATCCAACGGCGCGGCTCGCGGCATGGTGTTTCGGTCGCACGCGCTCACCAACGATCCGGCTGACGTCAGCCTGGAACCAGCCAACGCGCCACGGCGCCGAACATCGACCCTCTCAGGTAGGACGCTGCGCAGCAGCGTTTCAGGAGCTCCCATCATGACCAAGCCCTCGACCCGTGGCGCAAGCGCCGACGCACTCGCCAAGCTCTTCGCGCTCTTCGCCATCTCCGCGGATGACGATGACGCCGTGCGCAAGCTCCGCGACGCGATCTACGCGCTGGATGAGGCCGCGAAGGCCGAGGTGGCGGCGGAGGCCATCAACGCCGGTGGCGCACCAGCTCCCGCCACAGAGCCCGCCGGAGCGCGATCGGCGACCCGCGCCGAGATGGCGCCCGAAGAGGCGATGGCGTGGCACACCAAGGCGCTCGCCACGATGGCCGACATCTTCGGCACGCCTGACGCCGATGCGGCCACACTCCTCGACGCGCTCGTTGCTGCGAGCGAGAAGATCAAGGGCGCTCTCGCGGCTGCTCCCGCTGAGACCGTGGCCGCGAAGGACGCGCCGGTCGACGGCGGCAAGACCCCCGACGAGAAGGAGATGCCTGAGGCGCGCAGCGCTGGCGAGCGTGCCGGGCTCGAGGCGCTCCGCTCCGAGATGGCCTCGCTGCGCAGCGAGAACGTGCGCATGACGAACGAACTCGTCGGGCTTGCCCCCGTGCTCAAGGCGCACAAGCGCAGCAAGGCGGCCGAGGCCGTCGACGCCGACGCGAAGAAGCGCGCTCGGGGCCTCGCCGGTGCATCGCGCGAGGCGATGATCGACGCGCACCTCCACAGCCCCGAGGCGTACGCCGCGGCGTGGGCCGTGTTTGACGCGCCTCCGGTGGGGAGCGTGATGCGCACCGCGACCGGCGGCACCACCGAGCCGGCCAGCGTCACCGCTTCCGACGTGCGCAGCGCCGTCGACGCGCGCGCCGCGGAGATCGGCAAGGGCGACCCGACCATCGCGCCTCACGTCCGCGTGAGCATGGCCACCAAGCAGCTGCGGGCCGAGCGCCCCGAGCTTTTCGACAACTGATCACCGCCTCTTGCGAGGCACCAAGACTCCGCCCGAGCGCGGGCAAAGCACAGAAGGAAAGCCACCATGACGACTCGTCTCCACAACCCCAAGGGCATCATCCCGAAGGTATCCGATGCGGCGTTCGCGACCGCGTACACGCTGGTCAAGCTCAAGACCTCGGACCCGCAGAAGGTCCAGCAGAGCGGATCCGGCGAGGCCGTGTTCGGCATCCTCCAGGACACCGCGACCGCCGCTGACCTCGACGTCGAGGTGGCCACCTCGGGCACCTCGCTCTGCAAGGTCGACGGATCGGGCACCGCCATCGTGGCCGGTGACTACCTGATGGCCGGCGCTTCTGGCGTCGCCGTGAAGCTCGCGGGCGCGGCCGGCACACTCCGCCCGCTCATCGGCCAGGCGTGCGCGCCTTCCACCGCGTCGGGCGACCTCATCCCCGTCCTCATCACCCTCGGCACCGCTCAGGGCGCCTGAGTCAACCACCACCCTCGACACCCTGAACAGGAGCAACCGCCATGGCATCCAGCAGCATGGTCCATATCGATGGACCCCTCACGTCGTTCGCGACCGCGTACAAGAACGACGATTTCATCAGCTTGCTCCCCTGCGGGATGCTGGGGATCGTGGCGAGCGCGCTGTTGATGTTCGTGTCGGGGGTCCCGAGTGACTCGTCGGTCCACGCGTTGGCCGCGGCGATGCGGTTGGAGCTCGCGTAGTTCGTGTTCGTGGTGAGCAGCGACGCGTGCCGGATCTCCTTCGCCAGAAGGATCGCCTGCATCACGGTCTCCGTGGCCATCTCCTCGGGGGAGAGGGTCGCGTTCGCGTTC